AGAGGAGACACTTGCACAGGCGATTATCAATCAACAACAGAGCAAAGCGATCGATTATACAACGATACTCGGACGCGCTGCGGAAATCACACAGATCCAGAAAGTGATCGGGCGTGCCTATCGCACAATCTTTTTACTGACAGGCAATGATACAGTCACTCAGCTGTATGACATGACAGGCAAAAGCAGACCGCTTGATCTTCTATTTGGAGAGCGCCCAATAATGGAGCGTCAGATCCTGACAATGGCGAAGCAGATCAACAACACAAACGAGAAGCAAGTCAAGCGCCTAGTGAGGGCAGGGATTGAGCAGGGATTGAGTAACAAACAGATTGCAGAGAACATCCGATCAGCAACAACATTCAACGCAGCACGGGCGCAACGTATCGCACAGACAGAAACCACAAAAGCAATTAACACAGCCACCAATGACGCATACAAGCAATTCGAAGATCAGGAAAATGTCAAAGTCTTAAAAGAGTGGATCGATTCACGCGACGACAAAGTAAGAGAGACGCACCAAGAACTCGGAAGCCAGCCCCCGATCCCAGTGGATCAAGATTTCAAAGTTGACGGATACTCTGGTCCCGCGCCTGCGTCATTTGGTGCGGCCGCTATGGACATCAATTGTCGTTGTACGATTGCCCCAATTATCATAGAGGATTAAAATGCAAATAAAGGAGATCAGCATGTTGACAGCATATTTCTTGATTGGGCTCGGCGGCGTCATTGTCGGCGGAGTTGGAACCCTAGTCATAACAAAGAAAAAAGAAGATCCAGTTAGTGAGCCAGTCAGTCCGATTATTATCGAACCTGCGGATCCGGTTGGTGATGTTGCAAAACAGCTCACAAATCTTGATTTGCTCGTGGAACCTTGCTCCGCAGAATACATCAAAGAAAACGGGGATTTACTCTGTAGGGAAATGTATTGCCGAGTCATGCAGCGCGGAGTTGAGGCGAAAACAAGCGGTGTGGAGTGTGAAGAAATCTCGAACGTTGCGAACTCACAGATCATTATCAATCATTGTGAAACATTCATAGACGACAAAGAAGAGTGCTATGAGAAATATAGAGAGCGCAAATAATTATTCGACACTAGATCCTGTATGCTATACCATATCAGAGAGGAGCACAGATGTACTTTAAAGACTTTCAAGCAAAGCAGACGACACAAGACAAGCCGATCAAGTTTGTAGCGTCTACGGCCAATCCTGATAGATATGGCGACGTTGTTGATCAAAAAGGTTGGGACCTGCGTGCATACAATCGAAATCCTGTTGTGCTATTCAATCACAATCCTGCACAGATGCCGATCGGCAAGGGCAAGGCCTACGTCGAAAATGAGCAATTAATGTTGGAGGTAGAGTTTGACCAAAAAGATGACATGGCGAAAACGATTGAGCAGAAAGTTAGGGACGGCTTTATCAATGCTGTATCGGTCGGATTCCAACCCAGTAAAACTATCGCTCGTGCTTCTTTGCCTGCTGATCATCCTTATCATGGAAAGTCAGGATCTTACTTTCAGGCATCCGAACTTTTAGAAGTTTCAATTGTAACCATACCCGCAAACAATGAGGCCACCTTGTCCAAGCAATTTTCTAGAGAGATCGGACTGGCAGATGTTGCCCGCTCCTTGATCATCAACAAGCACATTATATCTGTACAGGAACTCGACAACGGCAATTATCTTGTCGAGTTTGCTGGGCACTCTCCTGAAGACATGGAACGGGAAGAGGATGCCATGAAAGAAGAGGAGTCCGAAGAGGAGCGCGGGCATCATGATGAAGACGACAAAAAAGAGGATGCCTATCATGATGAAGATGACAAAGACGCCTCATATCATGATGAAGACAGTGAAGACGAAAAAGATAAAATGAAGGACGAAGACGAGGACGAAGAAAAGTACATGAGCCTCGACGACTTCCTCCGAGAACTTAGACAATTTAACAATTAGACATTGGAGTATTATTATGTCGAATATTGATGCAGTTAAGCAAATCATGGGAGAGTTAAAAAACCTCCGCAACAACCAAGACGAAAAAGTTGCTAACATTGAGCAACAAATGAAAGCACTGAAAGAAGCGCAACGCCTCACAGAGGAAGCTGTATATCGTGCCGACTCTGTTGAGATCACTGGCACTGATTCAGAACTTAAGAAATTTGTCAACAAAGACGGCACTATCCGCTGGACCACTGGCAAGACTCAAGTCAAGACTGCGACAGGCGTGCAGACTGTAACTGAAGCCGGACTGCTTGACACTGAAGAGAACTTGTCAAACTGGCATGTTGAAATGAAGCGCCTAGCTAACGATCGCCGCATGGTTAAAAACATGCTTGTCGGTGAGAAGCACACTCCAAAATTGGATCTTGCTATTGCTCGTCATTTGGCTGTTGCTCCTCGCTCTATCGCTGCTCAAGTTTCAAAAGCAAACTACGACGGCGCCGGTGTAGGTGCTGAGTTGATCCCTGATCAGTTCTTGGCTGAGTTGCACATGAAGTTTGAAGTACCAACTGTAGTTCGTTCTTTGTTCTCTGAAGTGCAAATGACGAGCAACACAATGCTTGCTCCTCGCATCGATCGCGGCGGACGTCCATACATCAAGGGCACCGTGAGCAGCGACAATCCTGCATTGTATCCAGTATCTACTGTGTCAATGGGACAAACCCAAATCACTGCAAAAGGCTTGTCAACTCGTTACATCCTTGACGAAGAATTGATCGAAGACTCAGCTGTGTTGTTGCTTCCTGCAATGCAACGCATGATCGCGAAAGACATGCGCGACGCTGTTGAAGATGCAATTATCAACGGTGATGCTGCTGCAGCCCATCAAGATGCAATCGCCTCTTGGAACATTCGAGAGCGCTGGGGCGCCGCTGGCCTCGGTGGATCAAACGATCACAGACGTTTGTTTACTGGTCTCCGTGCTGCTTCTTTTGATAAGGCGACCACTTTGAATGTAAACGCTATTGATTCAGCCAAGTTGCTCGAATTGATCAGCAAGTTGGGCGAATATGCAGCCGCTGACAAAGTATTGATCGTATCTCCTGAAGCATTGTACCAAAACTTGCTCGGACTGGCTGAAGTGATCACTCTTGACAAGTTCGGACCACAAGCAACAATCTTGACCGGTCAAATGGGATCGATCTTCGGAATGCCGATCGTAGTATCTCGATTCTTGTCTGACGACTTACATACAAATGGATTATTTACAGGTGCAAGCGCTACAACAGGGATCCTTTGTGTATCTCGTGAAAGTTGGAATGTATTTGCTCGCCGCGGCATCCAGATTGCACAAGAGCAAGACATCAAATCGGGCGCTTACAACATGGTAGCAACTGAAAGATTGACCTTTGGATCTCTTGACGCTGACGCAGTTAAAAACGTTGCATTTGGCTTCAATCTATAATCTATGAATTAATAGGGGGAGCAATCCCCCGCCCCTTTATTGGAGAATAAAATGTCTTACTATTATCCCGAAAATGTACATTTAACCGCTACGGCATCTAACGCTGATGAAGTTGTATTGTGCTTTCATGAACGTATGGAAGTCGTAGCCTGTAAAGTTGTCGCTATTGAAGCCGATGTAACTGGTCATGCTACAAACTATGCAGAAATCAAAGTGATTGGCAATGACAAAGCGACTGAACTTTTTAAGTATTCAACCGCAACAGCCGCTCAAGGCACACTTACTGCTGATGCACCTGTTGACATGATTGATCAAGGCAATACAGACAAGGCTATCTTTGCCGCCGGTACTGCGTTAAAAGTTCGATTGTCAAAGGCCGGCGCCGGTGTAGATGCTGACGTTACAGTCGCTATTCATTTGCGTCAAGCGCGTTCTTACTAACTCACTGACTTTGGATAAAAATGTATGCCTCTCGTAACAACCGATATATTAAAGGAATACTTACCTGAAGTCACGGGCACGGGAAGCGATACAGAATTATCTGATCTTTTGGATAGAGTCGAGGCAGCGATCGCTCGCTTTCTCGGCTTTCCTGCGCCTGATTCTAGCGTCACAAAAACGCTAGCCGTTGCAACTTACACGCTGTATATTGATTCATATATGTACGACAATATCAGCGTTTTGCCGTTGCCAGTCAGGCCAGTTGTGACGATCACCAGTGTTCACGCAGATCCTGATCGTGAATATGGCAGCGATACAGAAGTCAATGCAGACGAGTACGAGATTGATAAACAGCAAGGACTGTTAATCATCAAGACCAATACAAGTACGGTCGGATTCACAAACGCGTATCGCGGAAATAAAGTTGTCGGTACGTTTGGATTTACGCTGTTTCATAAAGATCTTGTGCATGCTGTTTGTGTGTACGCGTCACAACTGCACAGAGCAAAGAGCAGCCAAGGCAAGAAAAGCAGCACGGTGCGAAATGCAACGACTGCTTACATGCCGAATACAATCCCGCAGGAAGTCAAAGAAATATTGTATCCTTATAGAAACACATTTGTGATTATATAGGGGCACGATATGGAGTTCAATGAGCTGTCACCACAGATGCGAGGGGCCAAAACTCGCCTGTTAAGGTTGCTAGAGAAACGACTAAAGATCGCCGCCCTACAAATGGAGGGACGATCCAAGCAAGTTGCATTTTCTAGATTCAACAATCAGACAGGACGATTGCGTCAGAGCATCGCGGGACGCTTTGCAGTGGTAGACGGCAAGCCGACAGCGATATTGCAGGCAGGCGGGCAATTTGGCGGCGCTGAATTGGAATATGCTCGCTTTATTGAGTTCGGTACAAGATACATTAAGCCGCGCAGATTTCTAGGGCGAAGTATCGAAGCACAGCAAAAAGAATTCCAACCCAAATTACAAGACCTGCTACGCGCTGCACTGATAAGAGACTAAAATGGCAAATGCAACGATTTACAGGGTGCTCGAAGCACTGCAAACAAAAGCGGCGCAGGATTTTTCTAGTGATCATAGTGGTCTTGATATGCGTAATAGTGTCGTTATTGGTGCTTTGCTGGATCCTCCGCGCGCGCCTTATGCGTCTGTATCATTCTTGGATTTTACAACTGAGCAGGGATTGAATTTAGCCTCCTATCGGATGTCGGCACGATATGAAATTTA